GCTGCGCACATTTGAACGAGTCAAGGACAAAGCCTGAAGGAGACTGGAAGCATGACGAAGAAACTCAAGAGCGGTACTCCGTTCGTGTACGACGAGAATGACCGCGTGGTTGGCATCCGCGATCCGCACACCGGAACCGATACCGATCTGGTCACCGCGGTAACGAGCCCGGGTGGGGGGAATAGATTCGTCACTGCCGGCGACATGATTATCGACACGCATCACGCACTGCGGCGCGGCTCGCGCTACGTGGCCGGAAAGCCGCTGCTTCGCGCACCCACGTCCGCGGATGGGCTTACGCTGTCGCCGAACGTGACGGTCACGGCTACGATGCGCCGCGGTCGTCGGTGCTGGGAAGTGATCGCGCCTGCGGAGGCGGCAAGCAGAAACATCATTTTCCCGATCCCCAGCGGCGTCTATACCGACAAGATTGGAGTCACGTTCGAGATGGAAGACGCGCTTCAATGGAACGGCGGGAATTTCCGTCTGGGGCTATACACGTCATCTGGTGTCACAGTTGGCATGCGGTACATCATGGCGATTGGAGCCTCAAACGCATGGACCGGCGTCAAGCAGATGGCGCCGAGTTCGACGGAATGGGCTGCTGTAGGCGGCGGCAGTTGGGCGAGCACGATGACGCATTGCGCGATCACGATGGTGCGCGGGTCAAACCCCGCCCCCACAGTCCCGACGAAGCTCTGGATATACGAGGTGGTGGAGGGCGAGAAAAATACGCTGCCATCAATCATTCTCGGGGCGGACGACGGGCATGGGACGTGGTACAGCGCCGGCCTGCCCATTCTGGAAAAGTACGGGTTCCCCTCCTATCTCGCGTACATCCACGACACTGCGATGGCTAACGGAAACGGCATGACCGTGGCGCAGTGGCAGGATGCGGTCGCACGGGGGCACGATGCGGTTGTGCATGGGTGCAAATCCGGTATCGCATCGCTGCGAGACTATTTCACCAGCTACGCCGGCTATGCAAGCCCGTATGAAGCAATCCTTGCCGATGTCGTATATAACCGCGACGGCATGGTCGCAAACAGGCTCGACCCGAGCGGTCGCGGGCGTCGGATCTATGTCTATCCGCAGGGTATTTTCCAGCCCTCGGGCGGCGCGGGGGACGCGACAATCGAATCCGCGCTGATCGCCGCGGGAATGCGGACTGCGCGGCGAAGCCTCTACGAATGCAGCCTCATAGCGGATGGCGGATGGGCCTCGTCGCGCCTCTATCTGCCGACTGTCGGCCATTCGTATAACGTCGCCGACGAGGCGGGAAACATCGCCGCCCTGATTGCTCGGATGCAGAGTGAGATCAACGCAGGGCGTTCCGTGATTTTCTGTTTCCACATCGTTACGGATACGCCTACTGCCAGTACGGATATCTCGCCGGCAAATCTGGAGGCAATCGTCACCGCCGCGAATGACCTCGTGCTCGCCGGCAAGGCCAAGCGCGGCCGGCTGCCTGATTTCGCCGACGAGTTGGATACCTACTCCGGCCCGGTCCACGTCGGCGAATGACGCGCATCTAATCCCCCTCGCGCGCCCGCCACGGCAGGCGCGCGCACTGACCTGGCAGGCTCCAGGCCGCCGAGACAATCGGCAGACAGCGCCCGGCAATGCCGGGCGTTGTGCTGTCTGCGCCTCGCCCTCTTCTGCCCTGTGAGGGGTGCGCGTGGTTTGCGGGCCGCGCGATACCGTGCGCCCATGAGTCATTTCGATCCTCTCGATCTGCGCGGCCAGGAGCGCAAGAAAGCCAAAGCCGAGCAGCACGCGCGCTTCGTTTCGCAGCGCGACCGGGACGATTTCAAGTGGCTGATGGATGACAAGCGCGGGCGCCGGATCATGTGGCGCCTGCTGGAACGCACCGGGGTGTTTCGGTCGAGCTTCACCGGGAACTCCGAAACGTTCTTCCTTGAGGGCCAGCGCAATGTCGGGCTGATGCTGATGGCACAGATCCACGACGCCTGCCCCGAGAAGTACACCGCAATGCTCGAGGAGCAAAAGCATGACGCAGGAAACGATGATGACGGATCAGCCGACAACGATCACTGAGGCGCCCGCATCGACCGAGGCCGGCCAGGTCGCACCCGAGGCGCAAGCCCCGGCGGTCCAGCCGGCCCAAGAGCAGCAGCAACAGCAGGGCGAAGGCCAGCAGACCGAAGCGAAAGCCGAGGAGCAGGTGCCCGAGCAATACGCCGACTTCGCGTTCGAGGAAGGCAAGGCGCTCGACGCCGAGCTGGCGGACGACATCAAGGCCACCGCCAAGGAGCTGGGGCTTACCCAGTCGCAGGCGCAGAAGCTCGCCGACCTTGCGCTCAAGCGCACCGAGTCGGCGCAGTCGCAGCAGGCCGAGATGCTGGCGCAGGCGCGCGACGAGTGGGCCGGCCAGGCGAAAGCCGACAAGGAGTTCGGCGGCGATGCGATCGAGGCGAACCTCGCCACGGCTCGCAAGGCGCTCGACACCTTCGGCACGCCCGAACTGAAAGCGCTGCTCAACGAGTCCGGCCTGGGGAATCACCCGGAAGTGATCCGGTTTTTCTATCGGTCTGGCAAGGCAATCAGTGAAGACCGCGTGATCCGCGGCGGCGCAGCAGGCCAGCCGACGGACCCCGCAAAACGCATGTTCCCGAATCAGGCATAAGGAGCCGAAAACATGAGCGCACTCGCCGCTTCCCACCCGACGCTGCTGGACCTGGCCAAGCGCCTTGATCCGGACGGCAAGATCGACGTCATCGCCGAAATTCTCACGCAGGAAAACCCCATCCTCGAAGACATGAACTTCGTGGAGGGCAATCTGCCGACCGGCCACCGCACGACCATCCGCACCGGCCTGCCGACCCCGACCTGGCGCAAGCTGTACGGCGGCGTGCAGCCGACCAAGAGCAACACTGCGCAAGTCACCGACTCGTGCGGCATGCTCGAAGCCTACGCCGAGGTGGACAAGGCGCTGGCCGACCTCAACGGCAACACCGCCGCTTTCCGCCTGTCGGAAGATCGCGCGCACATCGAAGGCATGGCGCAGGAGCTCGCGTCGACCATCATCTACGGTAACGAGGGCGACCAGCCCGAGGCCTTCACCGGCCTGGCGCCGCGCTACAACAGCCTGAGCGCGGCCAACGCCGACAACATCGTGAGCGCGGGCGGCACTGGCTCCGACAACACTTCGATCTGGCTCGTGGTGTGGGGTGACCAGACCCTTCACGGCATCTACCCGAAAGGCTCGCGCGCCGGCCTGGACATGCAGGACAAGGGCCAGGTCACGATCGAGAACGTGGATGGTTCGGGCGGCCGGATGGAAGCGTACCGCACGCACTACCGCCACGATTGCGGCCTGACCGTGCGCGACTGGCGCTTCGCTGCGCGCGTCTGCAACATCGACGTGTCCGCCCTCACCTCCGACGGCACCGCGGCCGATCGCGCCGCCGCGCAAAAGGCGCTCATCAACTTCATGGTGCAGGCCTCCGAGCGCATCCCCAGCCTGTCGAAGGGCCGTGCCGTCTGGTACGTCAACCGCACCATCCGCGAGCAGCTTCGCCTGGGCATCCTCGAAAAGATCGCCGGCAACCTGGCCTGGGAAACCGTGTCGGGCAAGCGCGTGATGACCTTCGACGACATCCCGGTCAAGCGCCTCGACGCCATCAACAACACCGAAGCCCGCGTGGTCTAAGACAAGGAGCAACGACATGATTCTCGACGAGCGCAACGAATTTGCCGATGCCGTCGCCCTGAACACGGGCGCGGCCGGCAGCTACCTGATCGGCGACCAGATCGACCTGGGCGTTGCCCGCGACATCGGCAACGGCGAGCCGCTGCACCTGGTCATCACGGTCGACACCGAGATCGACGCAGGCGCGAGCGGCACCGTCCAGTTCCATCTGGCCTCGGACGCCACTGCGGCGATCGACCCTTCGACTGGCACCAAGCACCTGAGCACGCCGGTCTTCACTGTCGGCTCGGGCATCGCAGCCGGGACCGTGCTGTACGCCGGCCCGGTCCCGATGGAAGGCAACGCCTACGAGCGCTTCCTGGGCATCCTGCAGACCACGGGCGTGGCTGCTGTCACCGCCGGCAAGGTCAATGCTTTCCTGACCCACGACGTGGCGAAGTGGAAGGCCTACGCCGACGGCATCTGAGGACTGAGCCATGAAGGTACGCGCGATGAAGCAGGGGTTCTACGGCGGCGCTCGGCGCCGGGTGGGCGACGTTTTCGAGGCCGAGGACGGGGCGAAGGCCTCGTGGTTCGAGCCGGCGGAAGCGGCCGAGGCCGCCAAGCCGAAGCCCAAGGCAAAAGCCAAGGGCGGCGAGCCGACGACCTTCTCGGAGATCGCGCGCACCGACAGCGAGGCGCAGGCGCCCAAGGGCGCCGACGATCTCGTCTAAGCCTTCTCCCTCCCGAAGTATGGGTTCCGGGGCGCGGCGGCAACGCCCGCCCCGTTTTTCTGATGGGGTCCGACCGTGGCCAGTGAAATCGACATCGTGAATCTCGCGCTTTCCCGGCTCGGCGACGACGCCACCGTGGCGAGCCTCTACCCGCCCGAGGGGTCTGCCCAAGCCGAGCACGCGGCGCGCTTCTACCCGGTGGCGCGCGACACCCTGCTCGAGATGCACCACTGGGGCTTCGCCACCAAGCGCGGCACGCTGGCCGAGTTCGCGGGCGACTACGGCTGCTGGGCCTACGCCTACGCGCTGCCGGGCGACGCCATCAAGATCCTCGACGTGTTCGCCGAGGGCGCAGGTGACGATTGCAGCGTGGCCAAGTACGAGCGCGAGGCGCTGCCCAACGGCGTGGGCGCGATCTACACCAACGAGCCGGTGGCGACCGTGCGCTACATCGCGCGCATCACCGACACGACCAAGTTTTCCCCGCTCTTCGTCGATGCGCTGGCCTGGCTGCTGGCCTCCTACCTGGCTGGGCCGATCCTCAAGGGCGACGCCGGCATGGCGATGGCGCAGCGCGCGGCGCAGATGGCGCAGATGATGTTCGGGCGCGCGGCCGAGTCCGACGCCAACCAGCGGCGCATGAGCCCCGAGCACACGCCGGACTGGATCAGCGCCCGCGGCGCGCTGACCACGCTCAACACCTGGGGGCGCTGAGATGCCGAACATCCGCACCCTGCAGCGCTCGTTCGGTGGCGGCGAGGTGACGCCCGAGTTCTTCGGGCGCATCGACGACACCAAGTTCCAGACCGGCCTGGCGCTCTGCCGCAACTTCATCGTGCTGCCGCACGGGCCGATTGCCAACCGCCCGGGCTTCGCCTTCGTGCGCGCGGTAAAGGACTCGACGAAGAAAACGCGCCTGATCCCTTTCACCTACTCGACCGACCAGACGATGGTGATCGAGGTCGGCGCGGGTTACTTCCGCTTCCACACGCAGGGCGCCACGCTGATGAACGGCGCGGTGCCCTACGAGATCGCCAACCCCTACGCCGAGGCCGATCTCTTCGACATCCACTACGTCCAGTCGGCGGACGTGCTCACCCTGGTGCATCCGAACCATGCGCCGCGCGAGCTGCGCCGGCTGGGGGCGCTGTCGTGGTCGCTGACGACGATCTCGTTCGTCTCCACGCTGTCGGCGCCGGGCGGCGTGTCGGCCACGCACACGGCGGGAACCGGCACCCCAGTGGCGACGACCTACAAGTACAAGGTCACAGCCGTGGGCGCGATTGGCATCGACGAGTCGCTGGCCTCGGCCGAGGCGTCTGTGTCGGGCGATTTGCTGCTCGACGGCGCCTACAACACAATCACATGGTCGGCGGTGTCGGGCGCGCAGCGGTACAACGTCTATAAGCAGTCGTCCGGCCTCTTCGGCTACATCGGGCAAACCGATGGCCTGAGCTTTCAGGACGACAACATCGCAGCAGACATCGGCCGCACACCGCCGATCCAGTTCAACCCCTTCAGCGGCGCGGGCGACTACCCGGGCGCGGTGTCCTACTTCGAGCAGCGTCGCGTCTTCGCTGGCACGCTCAATGCGCCGCAAAACCTGTGGATGACGCGCACGGGCACCGAGTCGAACCTGTCGTACTCACTGCCGACCAAGGACGACGATGCCATCGCGTTCCGGGTTGCGGCGCGCGAGTCCAACACGATCCGGCATCTGCTCCCGCTCGACTCGCTGATGGCGCTCACCGCTGCGGCCGAGTGGCGCGTGACCTCGGTGAATTCCGACGCGATCACGCCCAGCAGCGTGGTCGTGCGCCCGCAGTCCTACGTCGGCGCCGGCCAGGCGCAGCCGGTGGTGGTCAATTCGTCGATCTTGTACGGCGCCGCCCGTGGCGGCCACGTCCGCGAGCTCGCCTACAACTGGCAGGCAGGCGGCTACATCACGGGCGACCTGTCTTTGCGCGCGCCGCACCTCTTCGACGGGTTCGACATCAAGGACATTGCGTTCCAGAAGTCGCCGGCCCCGGTGGCGTGGTTCGTGTCCTCGTCGGGCAAGCTGCTGGGCCTCACCTACGTGCCCGAGCAACAGGTCGGCGCCTGGCACCAGCACGACACCGACGGCACGTTCGAGTCGGTCGCCTGCGTGGCCGAGGGCGCCGAGGATGCGGTCTATGCCGTGGTCCGTCGCACGATCAACGGGCAGAGCGTGCGCTACATCGAGCGCATGGCGCCGCGGCTCTTCGGCGAGCAGGAAAACGCCTTCTTCGTGGATTCGGGCCTGACCTACGACGGGCTGTCGGCCGACACGATCAGCGGCCTGTCGCACCTGGAAGGCTGCACGGTGTCGATCCTGGCCGACGGCGCGGTGCATCCGCCGCGCGTGGTGTCGAGCGGCGCGGTGCAGCTCGACGTTGAAGCCAGCGTGGTGCATGTGGGCCTGCCGATCGAAGCCGACGCGCAGAGGCTGCCGCTGGCTTTCGAGATGCGCGGCGATGGCGCGTTCGGGCAGGCTCGGCAAAAGAACGTCAACAAGGTGTTTCTGCGCGTCTATCGCTCGTCGGGCATCTTCGCCGGCCCGTCGTTCGACCGACTCACCGAAGCCAAGCAGCGCACGACCGAGCCATACGGCGCGCCGCCTGCGCTCAAGTCCGAGGAGATCCCGATCGTGATCACGCCAAGCTGGACCGACAACGGCCAGGTGTGCGTGCGCCAATCGGACCCGCTCCCGCTCACCATCGTGTCGATGTCGCTCGAGGTGTCGATCGGCGGCTGATTGCATCACCACGGAAGGAGGTGATCCATCCGGGCCGGTGCGACGCCGGCCGCCGCCGTGAGGCGATACGTTCCCGCAGCCGGACCCCTGCTTTCTGCGGTGCGCGTGGTTGCGCGCATCCCCCGCATCATCGGGGCATCATCACGATCGAGCATCCGCGCATGTACGGATTCATGAGCCCGAGTGCGTTCGGCCCCCAATCGACGCTTCTCGTGGGGGCAAACACCAGCAACGTCATGGGCGCCACTGCGGCGTCCGCGCCGGCCAGCCTGTCGGGCGGCTCGTTCATGGACTTCGCCGGCAGCGCGGGCGGCGCGATGTCGATCGCGGGCGCCGTGTCTTCTGCGGTGGGTGCCTACTACTCCGCGCGCTCGGCCAAGAACAGCCTGAAGCATCAGGCGCGCATGGCCGAGATCAACGCGCAGATTTCCGAGCTTGGCGCAAAGTCCGCACTGCTGCAAGGCCAGCGCCAGGAGCAGGCGAGCCGACTCGCCGCCGGGCAGCTCAAGAGCCGGCAGCGCGTGAGCATGGCGGCCAACGGCATCGACCTGGCGAGCGACACCCCGCAGAACATCCTGAACACGACCGACTTCATGAGCGAGGCCGACGCGCTCACGATCCAGCGCAACGCCCTGCAAGCCGCGTGGGGCTACCGCACGCAGGCGACCAACCAGCAGATCGGCGCCACGATGGCGCGCGCGGACGCAGGCGGTGTCAGTCCCTTCATGTCGGCGGCGACTTCGCTCGTCGGCTCGGCCACGGCGGTGGCGTCGCGCTGGTACGCCGGCCAGCAACTGAGGATGTGACCGTGCCGAGAGTCCCGACCTACGACAATTTCCAGCAGATGCCGGCGCAGTTTCAGCCGGTGCAGATCCAGCCCGCGATGCCCCACGTCGACCCCGGCGCGCAGGCCGCAAGCTTTGGCCAGGCGGCGCAGCGCGCGGGCGCGGTGGCGATGGACATGGAGCTCGATGCGCTCAAGCAGGCCAACCAGCTCCGCGTCGACGATGCGCTGAACAAGGCGCTCGAGGCCGAGATGCGGCTGGCCTACGACAAGGACGCGGGCTACACCAGCCAGCGCGGGCTCTCGGCGCTGGAACGCAAAAGCGGCAAGCCGCTGGCCGACGAGTACGACGAGGAGTTCGGCAAGGCGATCGAGAGTATCGGCGCGGGCCTGGGCAACGACTACCAGCGCCAGGCCTTCGGGCAGGCGATCACCAAGCGCCGCGCTGCGTTCCGTGCCGGCGCGATGAAGCACGAGGCCGACGAGTTCCGCACCTACACCCTGAGCGTGCGCGAGGGCACCGTCGCCACCCGCATGCAGCAGATCGGGCTGAACTACGCCAACCCCGAGGTCATCGACGAGGCGATCACCTCGATCCGCGCGGCAACCTACGACGCGGCCAAACTGCAGGGCAAGAGCGCGGAATGGGCTGATGCACAGGCCCGCAAGATGGCAAGCAACGCGCACAAGACCGCCATCGCTGCCGCGCTCGAAAAGAACGACGTGGCCTATGCCGACCGCTACCTGAAGCGCTACGGCAAGGACATGGAAGCCGACGACCTGCTGCAGACCACCGGCCTCATCACGAAGGAGATGGACCTGCGCGTCGGCACCAGCGCGGCCACCGAGGTGATGGGTCGCTGGGCGCCCAAGATCGTGCCGGGCGACATGGACCGGCTCACCAACATCGTGATGGGCATCGAGAGCGCCGGGCGCCGATACGACGCCAGCGGCAAGCTGCTCGAAGGGCCGGCCACAAAGTACGGCACGGCCAAGGGCGAAATGCAGGTGCTCGACGGCACCAACCGCGACCCGGGCTACGGCGTGAAGCCGGCGGCCGACGACAGCCCCGAGGAGCGCGCCCGCGTGGGCCGCGACTACCTGGCGGCGATGGTGCGCGAGTACGACGGCGACGTGTCCAAGGCGCTGGCCGCGTACAACTGGGGGCCGGGCAACCTGGACAAGGCGGTGAAGGAACACGGCCCGAACTGGCTGCAGGCGGCGCCCGAGGAGACGCGCAGCTACGTCGAGCGCGGCGTGCGCGAGTTCGGCGCAGGCGCCGGCCGTGGCAAGCGCCCCAGCCTGGCCGAGATCAAGGCCGATCTGCGCGGCGATCCGCTGCTCGCCGGCAACCCCGCGCGCATGAAGGCCGCCGAGGAGGCGGCAGAAAAGCAGTACCGCGACATCGAGGCGGCCGAGAAGCAGGCCACCGACGAAGCGCTCGACACCGCCTACCGCGGGCTGTACGCCAACGGCGGCAACATGAACGCGCTGCCGGTATCGGTGCGCGCCATGATCCCCGGCGACAAGCTGAGTGCGGTGATGGGCTTCGCCGACACCGTGCGCAAGTCCGGCGGCGCGGTGCATAACCCCGAGGCCTGGGCGCAGATCCTGAGCATGCCGCGCGAGAGCCTGGCGGCCATGAGCCCGATCGAGTTCTTCCGCGAGTTCCGCCCGCACCTGGACGACGCGCACCTCGAAAAGGGCTATGCGCTGCTCAACGACGCCCGCGGCGAAGTCGGCACCGACGCCAAGCACCTCGAGGTCATCACCACGGCCAACCGGGTGAAGAAGGCCGCGATCGACGCCGGCCTTCTGCCTGCAACCGGAAAGGCCAACGACAACGAGGTCAAGGCGTTCGCGCAGTTCGAGCGGCTGGTCGACGACCGCGTGCGCCAGTTCGAGGCCACCGACCTGCAGGGCAAGCGCAAGGCCAACAGCGCCGAGCTCCAGCAGATCATCGACGGCACGCTGATGGACAAGGTGTTCGTGTCGCGCACGGGCTGGATCGACCGCGAGGTCATCGCCGGACTGGCTGCGCCTGAAGACCTGACGCGCGCCTACGTCAACGTCGGCGGCCAGGAGGTGCGCGTCGCGCAGATCCCGGCCAACCAGCGCGCCGTCATCGCCTCGAAGCTGCAAAGCCGCGGCCTGCCCGTCACCGAGCAACGCATCGCCGAACTGTGGGTTGCCGCCGGCCGCCCGCAATAACCGGAGTCCCCATGTCCGACATCTACGACGCCCTGCTCGACCAACAGCAGGCCCAGCCGGCCGCGCCTGCAGCGCCCGCCATCGACATCTATGACCAGATCCTCGACGGCGAGCGCCAGGCCGCGCAGCGCGCGATGCAGCCGGTGCTGGACATGGCGACCAAGATCCAGCCCGAGCGCGCCGCCTCTGCGCAGGGGCTGGCCAAGTCCACCGGCCTGCCGGTCGAGATCGTCGAGCGCAACTTCGATGAGGTGCAGCGCCGCGAGCAGATCCGCAACATGCAGGATATCCTCGGCCGCTCGCCCGTGCTCGCGCGGCAGATGATGGACCCCGAGTTCGCCAAGCTGGCGCATCAGGATCTCGAGCCGCTGAGTGGCATCGAGGGCGTGGCGACCTTCTTCAAGAACTCGGGCAAGGCGATGGTGGGCGGCCTGTACGACGCCAGCGCGGGCGTGGTGGGTGTCGGCCAGAGTGCGGCCGAGCTGCTGCAGTTCGCCACCAAGCCACTGGCCGGGCGCGTGCTGCCGACGGATGTGGGCGGCATGATCGCGCGCGACCTGTCGGCCTACCGGCAAGGCATCGAGGCCGAGGCCAAGCGCTGGACCCCGCAGGCCGACGGCGTGCTGTCGGGCGGGTGGTATTCGGGCCTGTCGTCGCTGTCGCGCAACCTCGCCAGCCTGCCGCTACTGTTCGCCCCGGGCGGTCAGGGTGCGGCGCTGGCCGGCATGACGCTGCCCGTCGCGGGCGCCGAGTACGGCAAGGGCCGCGACGCCGGTCTGGGTGTCGGCCCCGCGCTCACCTTCGGCGCCTCGCAAGGCCTCATCGAGTACGCCACCGAGCTGATCCCGGTCACGAAGCTGCTGGGCGACCTCAAGGCCGGCGCCTCGCTGCCGCGCATGCTGGCCAACCAGATCGCCGCCGAGATCCCCGGCGAGCAGATCGCCACCATCCTGCAGGATCTGAACGAGTGGGCGGTGATCGACGCCAACGCGGGCAAGACCTTCGGTGACTACCTGGCCGAGCGCCCGAGTGCCGCGGCGCAAACCCTGATCGCCACGATCGTGGGCACGGCTGGGCAGACCACGATCATCTCGGGCATCGACGCTGCGATGCGCCGCGCGGCCGGCGAGCAGCGCCAGGCAGAGCAGGCCGAGAACATGGCGCAGCGGCTGGCCGAGCTGGTGCAGTTCTCGCGCGCCGCCGCGCTCACGCAAACCAGCCCCGAAACCTTCCAGCAGTTCGTCGAGCAGGCGACCGAGGACGGGCCGGTCACGGATGTGTTCATCGACGCCAACGTGCTGATGCAGTCCGGCGTGGCCGAGCAACTTGCGGCCGTGTCGCCCGCGGTGGCCGAGCAGCTACAGGACGCGATCGACACGGGCGGTCTGGTGCGCATCCCGGTGGCCGAGTTCGCCGCGCGCATCGCCCCGACCGAGTTCGCCGACGGGCTGCTCGAGCACCTGAAGACCGAGCCCGACGGCATGAGCCGCGCCGAGGCCGGCCAGTACCTGCAGGGTCAGGTCGAGCGCCTGCAGCAGGAGCTGGGCGACACCATCGAGCAGACCGGCGCGGCGCTGGCCGAGCGCGTCGAAGTGGAGAGCGTGCGCAACACGATCCGCGACGAGTTGAACGCGATCAACCGCTTCCGCCCGGATGTGAACGAGGCCTACGCCACCCTGGTGGGCGAGTTCTTCGGCAGCATGGCGCAGCGCGTCGGGATGACGCCCGAGCAGTTGTTCGAGAAGTACAGGCTGCGCACTGTGGCCGAGAGCGTCGCGGGCGGGCAGCAGTTCGACCAAACGGGGCGCATCATCACCGACACCCCCGCGTTCCGCGCGTGGTTCGGCGACTCCAAGGTGGTCGATGAGAACGGCCAGCCGCTGGTGGTGTATCACGGCACCAATGCTGACTTTGATTCATTCGCCCAAGAAAACCTTGGGCGTGCGACCGGAGCGGCCAGCGCAGAGCAAGGTTTTTATTTTGCAGGGTCGCCCGTCACATCGAATGAGTACACTGACCTTGGGGCGGCAAGAGTTGGGAGTGGTCTAAGCGATTACGTTGCGCCATATATTGCAGACCTGCGGCGGCAGTACAACGACGCCGAGAGCAAGCTACTTGCGCAAATTGATGTTTTCAATCGTAACGTAGATAGCGTTTTGAGTGATTTTACGAAAAATTACGATGGCCCAAGAACGAAGTCAGGTGCAGTTCCTGCGAACGCAATCAAACAGGAAAGGGGGCGGTATTGGGATGGCCTGACGGGCACCGCTCAGGCACGAATGAGAGTCCTTGACCGGAAGATTGCTGACGCTAGAAACGCCGCGCTAGAAGACGTTAAGACAGACGGCGCCAATATCATGCCGGTGTATTTAAGTATGAAAAACCCTTTGATTGTGGACCAAAAGGGAAGGCGCTATAGGGATGAAACTTATTACAGCATTGCCTCTCGTGCTGCAAAGTCAGGGCATGATGGAGTTATCATCAAGAATACTTATGATGGTGGCGGCAGGGACGATATTTACATCGCATTCCGCCCCAACCAGATCAAATCCGCCATCGGCAACCGCGGCACCTTCGACCCGAGCGACCCGAACATCCTGCATCAGTTCGCTGGCCCGCAGGCGGCGACCCGCTCTACCGCCCCGCGCGCCAGCTTCAACCCGGCGACCAATACGATCGCGCTGCTGCAGGCCGCGGATCTGTCCTCGTTCTTGCACGAGTCCGGCCACTTCTTCCTCGAAGTGATGACCGACATGGCGGCCAGCGTGCAGACCTACGACGCCGACCAACTCACCGAGGGCGAGCGCGGCGTGCTGCGCGACGTGCAGGCGCTGATGCAGTGGTTCGGCCTGCGCGACTTGAACGAGTGGAGCGCGCTCGACTTCGAGGAAAAGCGCGCCTATCACGAGAAGTTCGCCGAGTCCTTCGAGCTGTAC